GGGGATCCCTATGCGGGATCCCCCCCGACGCAGTGAGGCTCATCCTCTCGAAAGAGATGATGTACCGGAATATCTCCGGGAGTCCAACCACGCTTCCATCGGATAGGAGGTGCAAATGCGCACCCGGATTAGAACATTCGGCGAGATTCCACCCGCCGTATGGAACTATTCCGAGAAACAATACTATGCCAATTTTCCCCAGAATCCTCCTTTCAGTACTTATGAAACGAGGGGGGCACTTTGGCCTGGTAAAGGTCTTCCTATCAGTCTGCAGCAAACTACAGACGAAAATCATCCGCAATGGCGCAGTGAGCATCCGCCCACTGCGCTAGACGGCGATTACGGTGGGAACTTTACCTCTTACAGGAAAGGCGTGACCGTTTCTGACGGTCGTCGTCGATACTGTAGGGGTGAAGAAACTCTCAGTGGTATTAAGACTATCGCTAAATACGATAGTCCTTTTTACGCTGTGAGTCCTACCGGCGTTAGTTTCCCGACAGCTAGCCTGAGTAATCTGGCAGCTAAGGGAACTACCGCTATTGCTAGGTGTAAACCTACCAATAATATCGCTGATCTCGGCACCGCCGTTGGAGAAATCTTCCACGATGGTCTCCCCAAACTATTTGGGGCTACCTTGTGGGAGGAGAGAACACTCGCTGCTAAGTCTAGTAGTGAGTATCTCAATCTCCAGTTTGGTTGGTTACCACTTGTCTCGGACATAAAGGACGTAGCTTACGCTGCGGCCAATGCCCACCGCATTCTTTCAGATTATGAAAGAAATGCAGGGAAAGTGGTTCGCCGACGGTTTGATTTTCCGTTGGAAGAGACAGATGTTGTCAGTACTGGAGCTTTGTCCGATGGGTGGTTGTTTTCACCCGGATGGGCAAACTCCATGACTGACACGTCGAAGATCAAGCCTCAGATTCTCATACATACCCGAACCCGTAAAAAGGTTTGGTTTTCAGGTGCTTTCACGTATCACTTGCCTTCCGGCTATAGAAGTCGGAATGGACTTGTGAGCGCGGCAGCTAAGGCCGGTCCCTTGCTGGGACTCGAGCTTACGCCTGATGTTGTATGGAATCTGACCCCTTGGTCGTGGGCCATCGATTGGTTTTCCAATATGGGTGATGTTGTTTCTAACATCTCCGATTGGGCCAACGATGGTTTGGTGTTGAAGTATGGTTATATTATGGAACATTTCAGTTCCAGTATAACTTATACTTTGTCCGGACCGTCGAGATATAAGTTCAACGATCCGTACCCAGCAAGCGTTACGTCTTATATAGAATATAAGCGTAGGCAAGCTGCGACACCATTTGGGTTCGAGATAACCTGGAATGGGTTTTCTCCTCGCCAATTGGCCATTACCGCCGCACTCGGAATTCTTCGAGTGTTTCGGTAGATAGCCTCCACTGCTTCCGGGCCAGGTGTTCGGAGGCTTTCCTTCGAACACTAGGAGTGATGCCACGTGGCATTTTCTGATCCTCTTTCCGTTACAATCTCTGCTGTGACCTCGCCTCTTCCGCGTGTTTCTACGGAAGGGGACGAGACTACATATCAGAGTGCGGACGGTCTGATCCAAGTGCAAGCTTCCCACGATAGTGGGAAGCGTTACAGGCACTTGTTGCGGATCAACCATTCCAAGCTAGCTCCAGATCCGTTTCGCCCAGCCGAAAACGTCAAAGTGTCGATGAGTAACTACATCGTCTTTGACGTTCCGGTAGCGGGTTATACGGCTACAGAGCAGCTTGCTGTTTATACAGGTTTTAAAACCATGTATACAGCAGCAACGGATGCGCTCATCGTCAAGCTTCTTGCCGGTGAGTCGTAGAGGGACCGATGTTCGATTTTGAACTTCGGCCAGAAGGAGACTTTGCCGACACGAAGGGATTTGTGTTACACATGGAAGTTGGCACTCGTGCCATCTATCTATGTGCTGCACTGTTCCTAAATGTCGTTATTGCTCTTATCTCGTCCGGACCAGTTATACTGGGATGGATTAGATAAGGGTAGTCTCCCTTCACTCCTCGTGGTTTCTGCGAGTGAAGCATGCATGAAGCATGCATCAGTGCGTAGCACTGATGTTCGCAGAAGTGAATGACATTGTGGCTAAGGATAACTCCCTCTATGAGGAGGTGTTATGAAAAGCCTGATGTCACTCTGGACTCAGATGGCCGAGGAATCGGCCATCTTATGCCACACAAGCGCCACTTCTGACATTAATACGGTCAGAAGGCGGTCTGAACATGAGGGGTTATCGTTTTTCACGATAACCCTACCTGACCTTGGAAAGTCTACCCAAAAGTGGATAGACCAAGGTCAAGTCGGGATCAACACTTCCTTTTCACTAGGAAGTGGAAGGCTCCCCCTATTTCTAGGAGGTTTCTTCTCCCGTGTGTTCGACCGGGAAACGGGTGTGTTGCTCGATGAACCGGACATAGAGTCAATCTTAGCTATCAGGCAGTTAACTCTGCTGTTTAGCAAGATTTCTCTACCCTGCTCTTCAGCAAGGGAGAGAAAAGCTATGTCCGACTATGTCGAGTGTGAGCAGGATGTCCGACGATCAGATATGGAACTCACAGAAGAAGATCTCTGCGAGTTTCAACATATATCTGATTTGTTGTTTCGTGAAGTTTTTACCCAAATGGACAGAGATGTCTATTATGGGCAATTGCTTCCGAAGCATGGTCCTGGTGCTGTAGCAGATGGCCTTACCAGTAATGGTAAGTACCGGCTACGTACCTGGACACGCCGTCTCGAAGAGGTTTTTCCCTCTTACGAGTACCTCATTCCTAATCTTCACTTTCGTGAAGAACTGGATGAGGTTGACATCCTCGAACCCGGAGATGAGATGCCCGTTAAGGTTATCTCAGTTCCTAAAACGTTGAAGACGCCAAGAATCATCGCAATTGAGCCTACGTGTATGCAATATACACAACAAGCTCTCCTGCGATGTTTTCTTTCAGCATATAGAAGGGATGAACTCCTTCGTATGCTGATCGGTTTTGATGATCAGTTCCATAATCAGGAACTTGCTCGTCAAGGCTCGGCTGATAACCGAACCGCCACACTCGATCTGAGTGAGGCTTCCGATCGTGTCTCCAATCAGCTCGTCAGGCGTATGGTCTCTCGATGGCCCCATTTGTCCAAGGCCATTGATGCCACACGTTCTCGGCGGGCTGCCGTACCTGGACATGGTGTAATTCGCCTATCCAAGTACGCGTCTATGGGTTCAGCGCTCTGTTTTCCGATGGAGGCAATGGTTTTTACGACATTGATCTTCCTTGGAATACAGAAATCGCTCAACACTACCCTGACCAAGAAGGATGTAAAATCCTTCATTGGCTCGGTGCGTGTCTACGGAGACGATTTGATTGTCCCCGTGCGACATGTGTCTCAGATCGTGCAGACGCTCGAGCATTTTGGTGCTCGAGTCGGCCTGGACAAGTCTTTCTGGACCGGAAGGTTCAGAGAGTCTTGTGGGAAGGAGTACTTTAATGGACTAGACGTTTCAATTGTCAAAGTCCGGCAAGTGCTTCCTTCCACGATCGCAGACGTGACTGGTGTAATCTCAACAGTCGCCCTCCGTAATCAGTTATATACTGCTGGTTACAATCGGACGGTCTGTTGGTTGGATAAGCTACTCCAGGGAATCCTTAAGGATTTCCCTGTAGTGGCGCCAACTTCACCAGTGCTAGGCAGGGTCTCATTCTCTGGCTACGATACGCAGCGAATGCACCCAAGCCTGCATAGCCCACAAGTTCGGGGCTATGTTGTACAGGCCAAAGCTCCTATTGATCCACTAGGAGATACTGGTGCCTTGCTTAAGTGTTTGCTTAAGCTGGAATCCGATAATCCACAAGGGGTTCCCGATTGGATCGGGTTAGTCCCCTGTTATCGGCCCGGCACGGCTCGTAATGAGCCTTCCTTGTGGTCACCAGCCATGAGTCAAGCTAAGCAACACTTAGAACGTTCTGGACGTCCCAAGCGCGTCGGCATGAAGCTTGGATGGTGGCCTTCCTTTTAAAGGGAAGGCGGGGCTTCGGCCTTGTGGGAGGAGTCAGGTCTGATCCCTGAAAAGGGGTCAGTGAACAATGGAAACATTGTTCTGACTTCTGGTATATGGT